AGTTTGGTGTTAAATACAAGCGAATTAATGTATTTAAATTTTATTTTGATACATTGCATTGATAGTGTCATATTTGTGAAAAATAATGAGTTAAAACTAGGTGGTCTGTTTTTTGCAAAAAAGTTAACATCAAAAGATGACCAAATTGCCGCAAGTATCGCCAAACAAAACATAACTATGACAAAGTCTATAGAAAGCGCTATTAATTTCTAGATTTATCCAATATATATCGATATCTTTATTTAGATATTTTAGATAATTAAGATATATCTCGATATATTATAATTATAAAATATTATTATAGAATAAATGGGATATAATAACCTAAAAAAAGAAATTTATGTTAATAATTATGCGAATAATAGTGAAATATATAGAGGCGAATTAAAGAATAATATATTAAGTATAATAATTGATTATGAAATAATTATCAAAATATCATTAATTGTATTTTTAATACTCTTGTATTATTTTAATGTTTTTACATCGGATAATGAAATATTTAGTTCTAGTACCAAATTATATATAGGATTTTTATTATTTATTATAATATATATTATTAACGCTAGTTCAATAATAACATTATTAAAACTATTGGTTTTGGTAATTTTCCTTATAATTATCCTCGGAATAATATATTTTAATATAGAAAAACTTCAGTTTATAATATTATTCTATTACTCTTTTAATTATCAACTAGAAAAGATATATAATAATACATCCGCCAATTATAGCGAAGTAATCTTTAGTTTTATATATATATCTATCATTTCCATATTATCAATCGTATTATATTGGGATAATATTTATACAGATTCTAAAAAATTATCTAAATGCGGTACATTAATCAATATAATTGAAGACAACAACAAAAAGAAGAATCCTTTCGTTTATAATATTATAATTATGAATAATGATTTAATTAATACATCTACTTCTCATTATGTATTAAAAATAATCTACGATTTTATTAAAAACAAAACTACCGTTGATTTTGGCACGGATAATGGAACTTACGAAGATGGCGTGGTATCATTTAAAAAACCGGATTACGCATCTCTATTAAAAACTAATAGAGAAAATTTAAAACAAATTAATAAAGAATTAGATAAAATAAAAGAGATGCCTGATAGTTCTGACAAAACAGAGAAGGAAAGAAACAAAAAAATAGAAATGGTAAGTATAGAAGGTAAAATAAAGGAACTAGAAAAATTACGCGATAATTCAATAAAAGACAGCGCATTTTTCTATTTAAATTTAAAAACAATGAAAAGCGAAAAGATAGAAAATATAGATCCGGATATTATAAACACCGAAACTTATAAATATTTATTAGTGGATGAATATAATAAGAAGATTCCTTATGATAAAACATCTAAAGAATTAATTAAATTTACTAAAAATTATTCTAATAACGAATTTTATAACATGAATGTAATAAATGATATAATATATGCTAAAAATAATCGCAATAAGTTGTTAATATAAGAAAATTATTATATTAATGTAAATTAAATGGATATTCAACAAAATAGTAGTTATGACGAAATCTTAAAAATTATACATGTATATATTTCAAATTTTGAGGCATATTCGTATTATATATTATACAGTTTGTCTAATGTTTCTAATAATACATATAACATGTCTTTTTATCAACACGCAATTATTTTCATATTTATAGCGCTCGTAATTTTTATACTAATTGTAATATATTATGATGTAATATATAGAGAGGCTAGCAATATTAAAAGATGTAAAGAAATAGAAGATTCTGCGATTATTAATGATAAATTAGATTATCCTTATCGCTATAATATTTATGTAGTTAATAAAAATAAAACCGACGATACTCTATCGAATTTTAGTTTTTATTTCCAATATGATTTTGTAAGCAAGAATACGAATATTGTTTTTGGAGAAAATATAAATATCAGTGATATAACTTTTAGTTTAAATGATAAACCCGAAAATGAAGATAATTTATTGCCGGCATTTGTATATTACGATTTATCTACTGAAAATTATAAATACGTTGAATATATAGATAGTTCAAATAAAACCTTTTATATAAATAAAAATATCATAACAAATCCTAAAGAATATGTATTTATTATCACAAGATATGATAATAAGATTGTAAGTAATGATAAAGAAGCGTACGAACTTTTGAAATTTATTAAATATGGCGGATATGATAAAAATTCTGTTAATTTAGCAGCAATTTATAATATTTTATATTCAATAGATAATAAAAAAAATACTGTAATTATGTAATATTACATAATATTATGTAAATGTGTCTTCTAATAGTTTCTTTAATTCGTCCAATTTATCCGAATTTTTAATTTTAGGATAAACTATATTAAACTCTATAAACATATTACCTTTATTATTAGTGTTTAATATAGGCAATCCCTTACCTTCCACTAAATATTTTTTACCATTTGATATAACACCCAATATTTTAGTATTTAACTCTATAGTCTCTTTAAAATATGGTATGGTTATTACCTCACCTATTATAGAATTTATAAATGATATATCAGTCTTATAATGAAGGTCGTTTCCATTTTTTTTAAAGTGTTTATGTTCTTCTATTTTAACACTAATTATTAAATCTCCAGGTTTAATATTATCAGTCTTTGGTTGCTCTCCTAACTCCGGAAATGCGGTTCTATAAGATTCATTTACGCCTTTTGGTATAATTAGAGTCGCTTTTACATCCTTGTTATAAAATCCTTTTCCGCTACATAAATTACAACTTGTTTTGCCTTTAATTATTATTCCATCTCCACCGCATTTATTACATTGCGATTGAAATATTGTTTGCATAATACCCATATTTTGAATGCGATGTATAATTCCTTTGCCGTCACAATCGGGACATTCTGTATTACAACTTGTACAGAATTTTTTCAACTTAATATTTAAATCTTTTCTAACACCATCATATATATCATCGAGTGTTAAATTAAATACGCTTTCGATAGAACCCGCTTTTTGCGGCTGTCCATTCCTTCTTCCGCCGCCACCACCTCCAAATCCAAATATATTTTCTGCGAATCCATGCTCATGACCTCTAAAAAATGCTTCAAAAATATCTTGATGACTTCTCATATTATCGGAAGAACTCTCATTATAATTATTATCTCCACAAGCGTCGTATTTTTCCTTTTTATCCTTATCTCCTAAAATATTATAGGCATTCGAAATTTCTTTAAATTTATCAGCACATTCTTGATTTCCTTTATTCTTATCTGGATGATATTGCATCGCCTTTTTTTTGTAAGCGCTTTTTATTTCATCTTCACTAGCATTTCTGCCAATATCTAGAACTTTATATAATTTATGATTATCGCCCATTCTTTAATAAATTTATATATTAAATGTTTATATAAATATTTTCATATATTTTTCATGATATTAGAAGTTATTTATTACAAAGAAAAAATAAAAATAATTTTTATTGGTTATTATTTAACTATAAATGATACTTCGAAATCTAATTCTCATAATTATGAGATGTGTCGTAAAATGCCTTTTAATTACAAATGTATCTCATCATAATATTCATAGTGTAAAGTTCTTGATTTAGCAGTTTGAATGCGTAGGGCATTCTTACTTGTGCTATATCTGTGTTATTTTTACAGTATTTACAACTATAAATATTTTTGTCAGTATTTACATTAGCATGCATGCCGCATTTTTTACAGATAAATATGCGGTAATTATCAGATACGTGTAGCATTCTTTCGGCCAAGAAGTTGGATGTGCCGTGTGCGATAAAGCAATCTCTTTCCATTTCTCCCAAACGAAGACCGCCAGAACGTGCGCGACCTTCGCTGGGTTGTCTTGTTAGCATAACAATTGGCCCATTAGAACCACGCGAATTACCAGTCCATACTGATTTACCATTTCTTCTTACCATAAATATTTCAGTAGATACGCTCAAGCAATATACAGACCCCTGGTAATAATAGATATTCTCTTTATTGGATTTATCATTAGGATTATTAATAATTGGTTTATTCTTATTTTTAATAATAGTAATTTTCCAATATTTATTATATCGCGATTTAATACCACTCCATCCCGCATGGATTAACAATCTCATCATATCATCTGCCAAAGTTTCTGACAATGTACAATACATATTTTCGAAATTATTTTTAATATCTTCATTTTTAACAGATACCATAGATTTAACGAGGATACGACATTGATTCGTACTCAATTCCCAAACCCATGAAGGGAATTTATATTTATCCAAGTTTTTAATATATTCTATAATATCTTTATTATCATTATTTCCAAATTCATTAATCAATAGACTATTATTAACAGTAATACCATTCTGCGCAATCCATCTGCCGAAGAATGATAACCACGCCTCCATATTTATAGGTTGATTACTATTTGTAATAGTAAGTTGATAATCAATTTCATTCCACAAAGAATCTTTCTTATATCTAATTTGTTGTCCTTGTATTTTACTCGCTTCAATTAGATTAAACCCATTCTTATTATCTTTAACATACATTCTGTGTCCGATTGTTACATCCAAATCAATCATATTGTTAGAGATATTATACATATATCCCTTGTAATCGGGATATTTATATATTTCAATAGGTTTTTCATATACCAGTTTATCATTTTTCAATATCGCTACATTATCGCTTTTATTAATATCTGCGATTGATTTCCATCCATTATCAGTAAGAACTTCGTGATCTTCAGTCAAACAATGTACTTTGTCAGTAACCATATGCTTCAGTCTTTGATAATATGTAGGACCGATAAATATTTCTGTACGTATTTGTTCGCCGGTTCTTCCGTTATACATGATTTCATTTCCATATCTTTCCATTCCAGACATTTCCAATACCTTGGCAATATCTTCTACAGTACAATCATTATATGGCGTAGAATCTCCAAAAGCACCAATATGACACCCCGCTTTTCCCATAATACATTCCATGAGTTGGGCAATAGTCATTCTCGACGGAATCGCGTGAGGATTCATAATAATATCAGGCACTATTCCATCTTTAGTATAGGGCATGTCTTGGTGTTTATATGTCATTCCAATTGTCCCTTTTTGAGCACTACAACTAGCGCATTTATCACCAATTTCAGGTTTTCTGTTTTTACGAATACGCACTTTACAAAACTTATAACCTTCGCTATTTACTCCGTTATAATTCATATCAATATATCCATCATCATTCGTTTTCATCGTCAAACTGCTATCTTGATATGATATTTCTCCATTACTTTTTTTAGGCATTACCTTGCCCACAATAATATCATTTCCCGTTACATAAGTATTTTTAGGAACAAATCCATTTTCATCTAACTTATCATAACAGTAAGGTTTCTTTTCTGTTTTATCATTGGGATTCGTAAATATTTCTTCTTCCCCTGTACTATGATTTTTATTACAAACATCTCGCAGCGCTTTGTAATAAGTGCTAGTAAATAATCCTCTATCGAGAGCAGATTGATTAATCATAATACTATCTTCCTGATTAAACCCGGTATGAGTCATAATTGCCACAATAGCATTAACCCCAGATGGCAATTTATGCGCCATAGTATATTTTGATAATTTAGTATATACTAGAGATTTTTGCGGATAATTCAAAATATTTCCCATAGTATCAATACGCTTATTGAAATTACTTGCGTAAATACCAAGCGCCTGCTTTCCCATAGCGCATTGATAACAATTTCTAGGAGATTGATTATGGTCGCTGAATGGAATATTGACACCGAGAATGCCATTCATTAAACTCGGGTGAATCTCGCAATGTGTATAACACGGCGGAAGTGCCGTTCCTTTAATTCCTTCGTCTAAATCAGAAGGAAATGTGGCAATCATCGCAGTATTAATTTCGTCGCAATCCATATATTCTAGGAATCCTTCTTCGTCCAGATAACTATCTTCATCATTTTTATGACTAGTTTCATTTGGAGAAATGAAATAATCGAAGTTTTTATCCTTAATATAATCTGCCCATTTCATATTTTTCCTTTTTAAGATTTTTTCAATTCTCAAAACACTTTTCTTTAATTCCGGATCATAATCTACAATGTACAAAGGTCTATACATACGACCCGCTTCAGTGCTAATTATAATATTAGATTTCTGAATATTCCAAACAACAGATGTCATTGGATGAATAACACTCGACCTTTTATAATGCTTTAGTGTTTTGTAAAGTTCAATTGGATTATCATAATATCCAATAATATCTCCATTAACCATGATATAAACATTCGAACTATGTCCCATATTTTTAAGGAAATTTAATGCTGATTTTTCAGAATTTTCAACATTATCTCCGGATTTATATGTGTCGTCATACATAACAACACCCAATTCTTCTAGAACTTTTCTAATATGATAACTGTTCATTGAGATAGATACATTAGTGCTCAATGCCATATTTTTAACTAATCCGACAGAACTACCTTCGGGAGTTTCCGCGGGACAAATCATTCCGATTTGTGAATTATCTAACTTCCTAGGTTGTACAAGTTTTCCATTTTTTTCCATAGCAGTATTAATACGTCTCATATGCGACAATGTACTCGCGTATGACATACGATTAAGAACTTGCGATACACCTTGTTTAATATTTTGAAAACTTCCAATACTTTTAATACCCCAATTGCCTGTTGAAAACGAATATTTAATCCACGATTCTAACAGAGATTGCTTGAAAAATCTGTGAATACTAATATCCGAAATAATATTTGACAATGGCGTATTTGAATTACCGCGCCACATACTAAGTTCTTTCTCGACGGCAACCTTTAATTCTTTTGTTAATTTGCCATAGCATTGGCGAAATAGATTACTCATTAAAACTCCCGGAGTATCTACGCGTTTATTAATATATGAATCGCGATTATCATAAGTATCATAACCAAGATATATGCGAATCATCTTGCGAATAATATAACCGACATACAATGCCTTCCTTCTATAACTTTTACCTACGTGAGGAAGGAAATCATTTAGTAGATTATTATGTAAAAGCGCTTTATTTACCGAGTGCTCATTATTTTTGTTAGAACCATTCATAATTTTAATAAGAACACTTTCTGCCTGTTCTTGTGTTTTGATATCGCAGGCATCTTCGCAACACGCCATTAATTCTGCGATTACTCTTTTATTTTCTTCCTTGTCAGTATCATATACAATATGATGAATAATCTCTTTATCGCTTAAAATACCAAGAGCGCGAAACATTACAAATACCGGAACTTCAGAACGTAGAAATGAAGTATTGATGCGAATAATACGACCCATGTGATTTAATTTCCCGCTCATATTAAGACAAGTAGTTTTGGGAGGAAGATAAGAAGAATTACAGACAGACCGAATCTCCGCATATAATCCTTCACTGTTATTATTGGGATGAAATACGAGCGTTTTATTCTCATTAATTCTATCTTGCGAAATTAGAACTTTTTCATTTCCATTAATAATGAAATATCCTCCAAAATCATAAATACATTCGCTGTTATTTTCTTCGCATATTCCTTGCATTTGACTTAAAACACACAATTTTGACCTAACCATAATAGGGATTCTACCGATATAAATATTATTAACGGTTTTATCAAACTTCTCAATCATTCCATTGGCATTCGTATATTCGGTGACAATATGAACATTTACATAGATACCGCTGGAATATGACATATTATTCATTCTTGCGATATAAGGTGTCATTATATTATGCGTTCCGTCTCCCATTTGATAACTCGGTTTGGTAATGCTCGGTTGAAGAATATTTATGGAAATTTTATAGTTATTGTCATTGATTGATAAATCACTCTTCGGGTTTGTTAATTTAACTTTAATAGGATTAAATCCTGCGATAATCTGTCCGAGTGTATTATCAACAAATTTGTTATAACTATCAATTTGGTGTTTAACTAGTGGATTTGAAGATTCTTGCGAACCGCCCTTCAAAAAATAGGTATCCATAATATCCCAGCAATTGATAGATGAAAACATTATATGACAAATGTGCGTTAGTTACGTTAGTTAATTATAATTAAATAATTCTTAAATATCAATTTTTATTTTTAAATTATAAAAAATGATTTTGGATTTTTATAATAATAATATAGATGTCTAATATTATCGCTATATGTGGTGCTAAAAGGAGCGGCAAGGATATTCTCGCTAAATATATAGTATCTACGCATAAATATAAAAAGATTTATTTCGCCGAACCATTAAAAAGGGCAGTTAAAGAATTATTTGATTTTAATGATTTTCAAGTAGGAATTAATGAAGAAGATAGTAATGGAGATGAAAAAGATATTATAGACGAACGATGGGGAATAACGCCGCGAAGAGCATTACAATATTTTGGTACAGAAATAATGCAGAATAATATTAATGAACTTATTCCGAATACCGATAGGGGTTTTTTCGCAGATATTTTATTATCTCGTATATCTCGCGATGCAGATAATTATGTAATTAGCGATATGCGATTTTTACACGAATACAATAAATTAAAGGATTCTAGTAAAGTAAAATCTTTAATTATTATTAAAATAAATAGACCGTCTATTAAAAATAACGTAGATACTCATATATCTGAAAAAGAATATATAGATATCCCTCACGATGTTGAATTTATTAATGACGGAACAATAAAAGATTTAACAGATTTATTTGATATATTTTATGAAAGATATTAGAGATATTAGAGATATTAGAGATATTACAATAGTTTGATGTATGATATCATACATTTCTCTACTGAAGTCTTGATATCAGGTATATTAGGATACAATTCATATAATTTGTCAGTTGATAGTTCAATATTAGAGCGTTTTGAAAGGAGTATTTTGTTCTGCTCTTCTATAGAGAAATTCTTCCATGTAAAATTATTATCAACGTGCGTTTTATACAATTCTAAAACCTCATTGTGAGTTATTGCGCCCTTATTACACATATTAAAAGTACCCGATATATTTTTGCTAATCATATCAACTATTACAGGATACATATCGCGTAATACTGTCATAGAATTCGGTACCGAACATACATATTCGTATTTTGTAATTTTTGTAATGAAATTTCTATCATGATCGTAATTAACTATTGGCATCCTTATACGCAAGTTCAAAGTATTTTTCGAATACATATGTTGTAATCTGTCGGTATATCCTTTAACTATGGAATACGAAGAACCGAAAAAAGTCGGTATATCTTCTTCGCTATTTTTTGTATTATTATTGTCATATTCAAATATACATCCTGTTCCAAGATAAGTATAATGTATATCATATCTTTCGCTCAATATTGACAATATCATAGGTGCGTATAAATTATCGCGGATATTATCTACTAATTTTCCCGGTTGTTCAAGATAATCTATGGTATTAAAGGTTCCACCGTAAGTTCTTCCTATAAATGATATAATATTAGTAGGTTTATATTCAATTATTTCCTTCTCAACATCTTTTTCATTATCGGCGCGACAATTACTTTCAATATATGAAATATTTTGTTCGTTTAAATATTCGCAAAACTGCTGTCCAATCCATCCTCTACTACCGAAAATTAATAGTTTCATTAGTATATATTTTAATTATAAATGTTATAATCTTATATAGTGATTATTTTGCGAAAAAATTGATTATTATTTTAATATTAAATGGGTCCATAATTATTATGGAATGTACTAAATGTCATAAGGTTAAAGGGTTTAATGATTTTACCTATAAAAATGAAAAGGATAAGATTTATTATATGTATTGCGATTTTTGTAGAATTAAATATTTTTCTGACGAAGAGAAGAATTATAGAGAGCGGGCAAATATAGAATACAATATGAGAAAACTCGAAAATACAGTAAAATGCGAATGTGGTATTAATTACGTATGTTTTAGAGATTTTCATATGATTAGACATTTGAATAGCAATAAACACAAAAAATTAATGGCTACTAAAAAATAAATTTCTCGTTATACAGTAGAATAGCGAGAAATAAATGATAGGCGGTTATGATTGTACGAGTTGTAAAAGTGGCGGTGCTAAAAAAAAAACGCCTGTTGTAAAGCGTAGAAGAGGCGGTAATTCCGGCAATGAGTTATTTAATGCGTTTAAATCCGCTGTAGAAGATATTAAATTAGGAGGTGCTAGAAAAAAAGGAGTTAAAAAAGGTGGTTTTGAATCTCAAGAAGCACACGGGGCACAAGTTTCAGAAATGGAAGGCGGTGCTAAAAGAAAAAAAAGAGGAGGTTTTGAATCTGAAGAATTTAAACAAGAAATGGCAGGTGGTGCTAAAAGAAAAAAAAAAGGAGTCGGAAAAGGAGTTAAAAGAGGAGGCAGTTCTGAAAATGAAGAATTTCAAACAGAATTAGCCGGTGGTGCTAAAAAGAGAAAGGGCGCTAAAAAATCATTAAATCCGTATATTAAATTTGTTAAAAAACATTTTCAATCTATGAAGAAAAAAAATCCTAATGATACCGCGCCTCAAATTATGAAAAAGATAGCGGTTGAATATAAAAAACAAAAGTAAATAATAATAGGTAATAATAGAATAAAATGGATAAAAAATATGTAAAACCTTATAAAAAAGATTATACTATATATACAATATCTGACTGTAAATATTGTAATCTATTATGTAATGATATAAAAACTAAAAAATATGTAATAAATTGCGATAAATATCTACTATCTCTAAGAGAGCGCGATAATTTTTATAAATATATTCACAAATATACTATAAAACCCTATATATATTTCCCTATGGTATTCAAAGATGGTATATTTATAGGAGGATATAAAGAGTATCTAGAAGCAAAATCTCACATCAAATCACCGAAGTAATCGTAATCCGAATAATCAATAGCAACAATGATGCTACTGACATCCTCATGGAAGACCCCAGAATCTTCTTCTTCATCAATCATGACATTTTTGTGAAAGTTGAATTTTTTCATTTTTCTGCTGAAAACACTCTTATCACAACTCTCGAAGATAGAATATGTTGTCATCGTCATTTATAATGTGCTGGTCGCGAACTCTTTGTTCAAAAGGCGGGAACTTTTATCGGAATAGTATTTGCGATACTACCTCTGACACTAGATATCAAGTGGTGTTCTCTAGTTTAGTGTAAAATATAAAAATAATACTACAAATCATTTTTTTACGCAAATAGCATATTTTAGAACATATTACAGTTATAATCAGGTCTTCAAAGGTTTTAGACGAAAGGGCCTTCGCGTTAATCCGTTTTTATCAGTAAATTCTTTTTTCTCCTTTTCGCATACGTTACATACGTTAGCAATAGGTTTAAGATGGAATGGTTTCCTAACATACATAATCTTATCTTCAATATCCATGATATTATGATATTATAGTATCGATATCGTGGATATCGCAATCAATTTTTGCCATAATCTCATTATAATTATATTATTTTTATGTTATCATATCAATAATATATTTAGAACCAAAAAAATTTAAAAATATGAAAATATAATTTGAGTACATAACTTTTTTTATTTAGAAATTTCTAGAAAACTTTTGAAATAATAGAAAATAAAAAGTTATGTACTCAAATTATAAAAATAAAAATTGGCCAATTTTCTAGTATCTATTTCCATATGCTAGTAGAATCACTAATCTATCATATATTTAGTATAATCTGTCATACAATTCAATATATCACTATAAGACTCCCTTTGATTTACAGTTCTGGGATAAATTACATACCATTTATCTACCAATTGTAAATTTATCCAATATACATCAAACTCGTATTTCCCTTTAATTGTAGGATTTTCTACCAATAGTTTAATACTCTCCTTATAATTAGCGATTATCTTATCATAATAATGTTTTTTTACTATGTATCCAGCGGCAGAATAAGACGCCTTTACTTGATGTATATAATTGTTTATAGGTATTACTCCATTTACCTTGTCTAATATATTAGTGGCTATCAATAATACATCATAATCTAATTTATTAGATTCAAAATAATTTTTAAAATCTATAAGCATCTTATTGTATTTTTCAGGTTGTAAGAATTGGATATCATCTTCTACAATTACAACATAATCTAAATCCTTTTCTCGCGCCATCTCTATGACCCCTAAATGACTTAAACCACATCCTAATATCCCCTTATCATTTTTAATAGCGTTGAAACGTTCAAATTTCCATTTCATTTTAGTAAGTTCAGTTTCTACAAATATTTTCCTATCAACTCTTTCTTCTAAATTTATATAATAAACATTTTCTAATAAATATTTGTTTTGATATGTATCGCACATAACCCAATGTTCTGGGAATAAATCGATAGTATTATTTTTTATCAAAGCACCTTGAAACCATTTATCAGGATAACATATTATTTTATTAATATTA